TGGTTCTAATAATGGATATTCTGGATGGAGAGTTGATGGTAGTATGGCATTGATGATACATACTGCTGGTGCTGGTGCACCTTGTGGATTCTGGCATCCTTCATATGGTTGGTCTTTCTTAGCATATTGTAATGGTAACGTTTATTTAGCATACGCAGCTGGTTGGAGAGCATATACTACTGATTGGGGATTGTATATTAGTGGTGATTTGAGAGCAAGTGGTAACGTAATTGCATATTATTCTGATATTAGACTTAAAGAAAATATAGAAACAATTCCTAACGCTTTAGAAAAAATCCAAAAGCTTAGAGGAGTTACTTATGATTGGAATGATGAAAAAGTAAATATTAATAGTAAGCGTGCTGGAACTAGAGATATTGGATTGATTGCACAAGAGGTTGAGGCAGTTGAACCATTATTAACAACGGAATACCAAACTCAACTTACTCACCAAGATTCTAAAAACGCAATGGATGCGGTTGATTTTGTTCCTGAAATGTCTCCAATGTATAAAACTATCAAATACGATAAGATTACAGCATTATTAGTTGAGGCAGTTAAAGAACTAAAAGCTGAGTTGGATGAGGCAAGAGCTGAGATTAGAGAGTTGAAAAATAAAAACTAATATATTTATATAAAATAACAAAACTATGGCATTCGAATACAAATGGTCATTAACAGGACTTAGAAAACAAAATACATCTGATTTAGCGGATGTTATCGTTGGTACGAATTGGAAAGTTGAAGCTACCGATGAAGAAGGATATACAGCTACATTTACAGGAGGAACTCCTTTTGAAGTGCAAGATTTAAATCATGATGGATTCATTGATTACAAAGATTTATCTGAAGACCTAATATTGGGTTGGGTTAAATCATATGTAAGTGGTTCAGATTCACCACATCCTCATTATTGGCAGCATGTAAATGAGCAATTAACTAAGCATATCGATACTATAAAATGGGAAAAGCAAGAAGTTGGACCTAAGAATTTTCCTTGGTCTGACGCATCTGGTAGTAATATACCTGATGCACCTCCTGTATAATATACCAAAAATATATTATTTTGAATGTCCAAAGTATAGTTTAATAAAATAAATTATGTTTTGGACATTTTCTTTATATTTATATAGGTAATATTGTACATACTCAATATTAGCATTTTAAAACATAATAATCGGAGAAATAACATGGCAGAAAGAATTGTATCCCCTGGTGTATTTACTAGAGAAAACGATTTATCATTCCTTTCTCAAGGAATCGGTGAAATCGGAGCAGCATTTATAGGACCTCTAAAAGAAGGACCTGCATTTGTACCTACAATCGTAACAACTCAATCAGAATTTGAGGAAAAGTTCGGTAAAGTAGACGGAACATATTATACTGAATACGCAGTACAAAATTATTTAAGAGAAGCTGGACAAGCTACTATCGTAAGAGTTGCAGGTATCGGAGGATACTACCAAGCAGCACCATTGGCAATAGTTGCTGGCGGTAAAATAGCTGGTGTATTATACTCAACTTCAAACGGATTCCAAAACTATGGTTTTACTGGAGGAAGTGCAACTGGTACATCTGGTTCATTTGTAATTACTGGAGCAACCGGTAGTGCAACGAATGTATCAGCATCAACAGTAACATCAGCTACAAATGATTTATCAGATGTATTTGGTGAATCTCCACTTGGACCAAAAGAAGCATACACTTATGTTTACTTTGAAAATGCAGCAAATAGTTTACCAACCGCTAGTATATCTAGTATTGTATTACCTACACAGGTTTATACATTTGATGCACAACCTGCACAAACTCCAATGGTTACCTCTCAATTGATTAGTGGTGTAAGATATGACCTTTTCAAATTTGTAACTTTAGGTGATGGTGCAAATTATAATACTAAATTTAAAGTTGGTATTTCTAATGTAAAGGCAGCTGGTGAAGATGGCGGTACTGATTATTCAACTTTTACTGTAACTATTAGAAGTTATTCTGATATTGATAAGAGAAAGAGTGTTGTTGAAACATTTAACAATGTAAACTTAGACCCTGCTTCTCCAAACTTTATAGCTAGAAGAATGGGTGATTCTTATATTACAATTGATGCTGCTGGTAAAATCACACAAAATGGTGATTACGCTAACAAATCAAAATATGTAAGAGTTGACGTAGCAATAGCTGGTTCATATCCTATATCAGCAGCACCATTCGGACATGCCGCATATATAAATCCAATTGAAACAGCAGCTGGTGATGTAACTAAAGTACCTGCAGTTGTATATCAAACAGGTTCAGCAGCTAACACAGCTGGTTCTCCAATCTATTATAGTGGATTTGATTTTGAAGGTGAGGGTGTATCAATTGATAACGCTCAATACTTAAAACCAATTCCTAATGAAGCAGTATCAGGTTCAAACGTTGTTTTCGGATTTGATTCTCAATTATCATACCAAATGACTGGTTCAAAAGCAGTTGATATGGTTAAGAGACAATTTGTATTAGCATTCCAACAAGGTTTTGATGGTACTAACCCAATCACACCAATAGCTAAAGCTGGTGATGCAAATTGGAACAATGCAAATCAGCAAGGATTCAATTGTTCAACTTCAGCAGCATCTGGTTCAGCAGCATATACAAAAGCAATTAACGCAATTTCTAATCCTGATGAGTGGGATATCAATATGGTGGTAACACCGGGTCTAAACTATCAAAGCCATCCAGCAGCTGTTCAAGCAGTTATTGATATGGTTGAAGATAGACAAGATGCATTCTACATAGCTGAATTTTCTGATTATGATGCAACAATTGCAGATGTAACTGAAAAAGCACAAGGAGTAGATTCAAATTATGTTGGTACTTACTATCCTTGGATTAAAACAATTGATACAAATACAAACAAATTAACAATCGTTCCTCCATCCGTATTATTACCAGCGGTTTACGCAAGTAATGATAGATTGGCGGCAGAGTGGTTCGCACCGGCTGGTTTGAATAGAGGTGGTATCACTGGAGCAGTTAGTGTATTGAATAGATTAACACATGCAGAGAGAGACACTCTATATGAGAACAAAGTAAACCCAATCGCAGCATTCCCTGGACAAGGTATTGTAGCATTCGGACAGAAGACATTGCAAGATAAGGCTTCAGCATTAGATAGAATCAATGTAAGAAGATTACTTATCACAATGAAGAAGTTCATCGCTTCAACATCTCGTTATTTAGTGTTCGAACAAAATACATCTACAACTAGAACTCGTTTCTTAAACACTGTAAACCCTTATTTAGAGGCTATCCAACAAAGACAAGGTTTATACGCATTCAAAGTTGTAATGGATGAAACTAACAACACACCGGATGTAATCGATAGAAATGTATTAGCAGGACAAGTGTTCTTACAACCGGCAAAGACGGCTGAATTCATCGTAATTGATTTCAACATCTTACCAACGGGAGCATCTTTCAACGCATAATTTGAAAATAAAGGAATTAGATATTTATTAATATAAAATAAAAGGAACAAAAATGGCAGAAATATTAGAATTTGATAAGATGTTCTATACGAACTTCGAACCTAAAATGAAGAACAGATACATCATGGAAATTGATGGTATTCAATCATATTTAGTAAAAGCTGGTAACAGACCTCAAATTAACTTTGAGAAAGTAACTTTAGACCATATCAACGTTAAAAGACAGTTGAAAGGTAAAGGTGAGTGGCAAGATTTAGAAATCACTCTTTATGACCCAATCGTTCCATCTGGAGCACAAGCGGTAATGGAGTGGGTGAGATTATCACATGAATCTATTACTGGTAGAGATGGATACGCTGATTTCTACAAAAAGGATATCGATATCTATATGTTGGGACCAGTCGGCGATAAAATAGAACAATGGAAACTTAAAGGAGCTTTCATTCTTCAAGCTAACTTTGGTGATTTAGATTTCACTTCAAACGAAGTAGCAACTATCACTTTAACATTATCTTATGATTACGCTATCTTAGAATACTAATCTAAAAATAATAAAAACAATCAGGGGATACCAAAATATCCCCTTTTTTGTGCTTTCTAATTTTTTAAAAACTATGTATTTATATATACAAACTTAAAACAAGTAAAGTTATGACAGACAAAGTATATGATTTTCCAACGGAAGTATTAGACCTTCCATCTCAAGGTAAAGTATATCCACCAGAACATCCATTATCATCTGGGCAAATTAGAATTAAATTAATGACTGCAAAGGAAGAAGATATTCTTTCTTCATCTAATCTTATTAAAAAAGGATTAGCAATTGATACATTATTTGAATCTATTATAGTAGATGGTATAAAATCGGATGATATTATTATTGGTGATAAAAACGCTATCCTTTTAGCAACTAGATTATTAGGATATGGTGCAGAATATAATTTACAATTCTTTTCATCTAAAAAAGGTGAAACTATTAATGTAAATTTTGATTTATCTACAATTCAAACTAAAGAGGTTGATTTTTCAATATTCAAAAACAAAAATGAATTTGATTATACAACACCAAGTGGTACTAAATTAACATTTAAGATATTAACACATGGTGATGAAAGATTAATTGATAAAGATGTAGAGGCTCTTAAAAAAATAAATAAAGATGTATCATCTGAGATTAGTACTAGATTGAGATATATGATTAAATCAGTTGATGGTAAGAATGATTTAGCAACTATTAACAAATTTGTAAACAATATGTTAGCTAAAGATAGTAGAGCATTAAGAGAGCATATTAAGAGTATGTCACCTGATATGAATATGAAATTTGAATATACTCATGAAGATGGTGAGGTGGAGGAGGCGCCTATTTCATTAGGAGTAGGGTTTTTTTGGCCTTCCTACCAATCATAGTATAAATCTACATTCGCAGATTTTTGATATGGTTAATTATGGTAATGGATTTACTATGATGGAACTATACAAAATGCCAACCCGATTAAGGTTATTTTACTACAATAAACTGGTGGATTCTAAGAAAAAAGAGAATGAACAAATAAAATCATCACAAAGACAATCAAAAGTTAGGATAAAGAGATAATTTCTCCAAATCCTAACTTTTTCGTTTATAGGATATTTATTATCGTATAAGTAAACAAATTCAATATGAAAAAATACAAATTATCAGAGGGAAATATTAATGAATTTTGGGAATTATTTTTTAAAAAGAAAAAAACTCCATATGAAATTCAAAAAATAGTAGATAATGACCCTATATTAAAAAAATTACAAGCGGATTATGATAAAATTGATGCATCTACTGGCCCTATATTACATAATATCAAAAGTAGAAATCCTGAAATTTATGATAAATTAGCTAAAATTGGATTAGTACCAAAAAATATATAATCCATTTAAAGAATAATTAATGGCAGATTCCAAAAATAGTAGAGAATTAAACGAATTGCTTAAACAGCAAGGAGAACTTCAAACTCGCTTAAATGAGCAAATAAAAGCTGCCGCAGTTCTTAGTGGTAGGGAAGCTCAAGAAATGGAAAACAAAATAGCTAGTACTAAAATACTTTTAGGATTAACTGAAGAAGAAGCTAAAAAAAGACAAAAAGCATTAGACCAAAATGAAAAAAGACAAGCTAAGATTAATGCATTAAAAGAAAAAGAAACTGCTCATCAAAAGGAACTTAATGATATGATTGATGAGTATGCAACATCCATTTCAAAAATGAGTCCTCAACTCCAAAAAGCTTTACAAATAAATACTCAACAAAAAGGAGTATATGGTACACTTAATGCATTAATGGTAGAACGTAAAAAAAATGAAATAAATTTATCCGAAGAAGAAAAGAAAGCAAGTGATATTCGTCTTGAAACAATGGGTAAGGTAAGTGAAGAACAATTACAAGTAAATTCTGATTATATTGAACAATTGAATAGTATGTTTGGTATAAAGAAAGTGGATATGGAACGAGTACAATTGTTAGCAAAAATAAAAGATTTAACTGGAGAAGAAAGAATAGCAGCAGAAAAATCATTTGAATTAGCAGAAAAGAAAGAACATCAATTAGAACGTTTAAAGGAAATTGAAGAAGAAACAAGTGATTTAGCCGGAGAATTACCAGAATCATTAACATCTGCAGGACATGCAGCAAAAAAATTAATGGGTGCACTTATAGCAGGTTCTCCTATATTATTATTATTTACGGCAATAGGACTTGCAGTTGAAGATTTTTTAGAATTAGATAAAGCAGCGGGCAAATTTAGAGAGGATACTGGATATACAAAAAAGCAAACATATGAAATAGAACATTCAGCCCATGTAATTGCAGTAGAGTATGGAAAGATGGGAGTACATGCTGCTACGGTATATGAAATAACAAATCAACTTAAGAATGAATTTAGTGATATAGCTCAATTTAGTGAAAGTACTGTAGCAGCGTTATCAATAATGACAACTAATTTAGGTATATCCGAAAGTGAGGCAGCTAAAGTGCAATCGGTATTTGAACAAGTATCTGGATTATCACAAGAAACGGCAGCTAGTGTAGGATTACAAGTAGCTAGTATGGCAGAGATGGCTGGTGTTTCTCCTAAAGAAGTATTGGAGGATATTTCAAAAAGTGCTGGAATTACATCAAAGTATTTTCATGGTGATGTTAATTTACTTAAACAACAAGTAATAAAAGCACATCAATTAGGACAAGAACTTGAAGATGTTGAAAAGACTGCTAAAGGCTTATTAAATTTTGAAGAAAATATTGGAGATGAATTAGTAGCAGCAACTTTTGTTGGTGGACAATTTAATTTATCACAAGCAAGAGGTTTAGCCGCAGCAGGTAAAATGGTTGAAGCGCAAGACGAAGTATTAAAACAAATTCAGAGAAGTGGTGATTTCACAAAACAAAGTGTATTCACTCAAGAGGCTTTAGCTAAGGCATCTAATATGACTGTTGAAGAAATTAATAAGCAATTATCAATTAGAGAAAAATTAGCAAATCTTAGTGATGATGAAAAAGCTAAAGCTACAGCTGCTATAAACGCAGGATTGGATATAACTCAATTAAATGAAGAACAATTAAAGCAAAAGACAGAGGAATTTGCATTAAATACACAAATACAATCATCTCAAGACCAAATGAGTAATGGATTGAAAGCAATTGGTACTCAAATTGGTGGTTTATTATTAAAACCAATGCAACTATTGGCAAATGTATTTGAATTTATAGCACAAAACTCTGCTGTACTTTACGGACTTATGGGTGCTCTTGGAGTTGGTGCATATTTTTATTATCAATCCGTACAAAAAGCAGCAGCTGCAAAAGCGTTGGAGGCAACGATGCAAAGTGCAATATTGAAAGCTCAATATGAACAATTATTATTATCAGAAAGTCAAGCAGCATTAAATACAACCGCAGTAGGTGCTGAGGTAAGTAAAACTGCTGCAAAAGAAGCTGGAGTAGTTGCATCTGGTGTAGAATTAGCAGGTGCACCCGCTAGAATAGGAGCAGCTGCTACAGAGGCAGGTATAAAAGAACAAAGTGCAATTGCATCTATTTTTGCTGGAAATGCCTGGATGGGACCATTAGGTTTATTGGCAATTGGTGGTATACTTGGATATTTAGCATCATCTTTAAGTAAGGCGGGAGATGTAATGTCACCGGCAGATGGTAAAACTGTAGTATCAACTAAAGAGGGTGGTTTATTTGAATTATCTGCAAATGATGATTTAGTAGCAGCGCCTGGTGCAGCAGCTGCATTATCTGGTGGTACTGGTGGAGGTGGTGTACAAATGAATTTAGCAGCATTATCAGCACCACTAAACTCAATGATTAATGAAATAAAAGCACTTAGAGCAGATTTAAATGCAGGTAAGATATCTGTTTATATGGATGGTTCTAAAGTTACATCTGGAATTACTAAGCAAGTTGAAAAGACAAGTAGAAATAGTTTTAATTTAGCGTAAACATAGAATAACATGCCATCATTACAAGAATTATTTAAATCTAAAAAGTTAAGCAATAATCAAACTGCTCAACAAAAGTATGATATTCAAAATAGCAAAGAGAATAAACCTACTTCTGCAAATCCATTGATGAACGCAGTGGCATTTCCATTACAACAAATAGCAAGAAGAAATTTATCTACAAGAGGTAGAGAAACTAGATTTGAGGAAGGAATTACTGGATTACGAATATTAAAAAATGTAGCATCTCCGATTATATATGGTACTGATATTATTAGATTAAAAACTCGTACTACAACGGATTTGGATACAATGAAATCGGTTGCAAACGGAGCTGGTGCTGGTGGTGTTCTTAGTGCATTTGCAAATAAGATTAAAAGTTTTGTATCAAGCAAATTAGGATTACCAAGCAGTTTAATACCAAGTAATTTAAAATTAGAATCCGATACGTTTAAGTACACCACTCCGTTTGGATATTCGGAATATTTTAGCAAAGCAAAAAAAGATGCAGCAGGTAGCTTACTTGGAAAATTTTTAAATCAAGCTGCAAAAGGTACTCCAAATCAAATGGGTAATCAATTAATTGGTGGGGCAACTCAAATGGTTAAAGATAAAATCAAAAAAGGATTATTTGGAGAATCAACAATAGGATTGGCAACTGGAGGTACGGCAACAGGCGTTAATGAAGATGGTAAATTGATTGTTTTTAGAAAAAATAAGCAAGGCAATAAAGCATATGTAAAAAATAGTACTGAGCTATTTAATTTTACTCGTTATAAATACAGTTCAAATACTCCATACTCAGCTAAATTTTATGTAGACACAGAAACTGATTATTTAAAACACTATTTAGAGCAAGTTGGTGTTGGGGAAGCACAAAAAGATTTTACTCCGTTGAGTACTACAATTTTACCAAAAAAGCCAACCGCAATAAAATATATAAATGATTATTCCGCTACACCATATTCAACCGGTAAAAATGGAGTAATTGGTACTCAAAATGAGTATGGTGACTATGTAGTGGAAAATTCATTAGGTACTAAACGAGGATTTTCATATAACGAATTATATAAAGATACTGACGATAATGTTATAAAAGCAAGGGTTGGTAACTATGCGGATGCATTAAATAATTTAGTAGCTTTTAGTGAAGCTGATGAAGCTAAGCAAACGTTATTTGAAAAAAATATAGATTTTATACCATTAAAATTTTATTCTGTTGCAAAGAAATCGCTTGTTATGTTTAGAGCAACAATAAGTGGATTTAGTGAAACACTTAGACCTACTTGGGAGCCAGGCAAATTTGTAGGAAACCCATTCAATTACTACACATACAGTGGAATAGAAAGAACAGCAACATTTAAATTTAAAATATATTCATTATCAGCTGGTGAACATATAGCAGCATGGCAAAGAATTAAATTCTTAACATCATTAGTATATCCACAAGGATATAATAGTCCTGCCAAATATGTAGTACCTCCATTTATAAAATTTACTTTAGGAGATTTATATCACAAAAAAGAAGGATTTATAGAATCATTAACATATACTGTAGATGATAATTATTCTTGGGAAACCGGACTTAATGCAATACCTGGTGATTCTGCAAACGGAGCTATTGGACAAAAGGAATTAACAAATTATAAATTACCAATGATTATAGATGTTGATATATCTATAAAATTTGTAGAATCTGCGGCATCTCATGGTAGTGAAACAAAAGGAAAAGATTCCAATGGAAAGGATATAACTATATTTAATCCAGGAAGTAATTTATATGCATATGGTAAGAAAGCAGATGATGCAAAAAAGAACATAGATAGTGGAGGTAATCCAAAAACAAATACAGCGGCATCTCAACCAAAAGCTAAAGATGGTGCTAAAAAAGAAAATCCTGTTAAGCAGACAAATACTAAAGTTGATACAAAAACTGCCACTGGTAAAAAAGAATATATTTTAGATGGTAAACAAGTTAGTCAATTATTTTTAGAAACAGCAGCAGGAATAAAACATTAATAGAATATGACAGGTAGATATCAAAATAATAGAACTAAAAAAACAATTGATGGCAGAGAGGTATATCAATCAAAAATATATCCTAATATTCCATTAAGAGATGATGATATATATGTAGCAACTGAAACTGGTGATAGATTAGATTCACTTGCATATCAATTCTATGAAGATGCATCTCTTTGGTGGATTATTGCAACTGCAAATAATATACACAATGCTGTATTTGGTTTTGAGGATGGGACAATATTAAGAATACCACAAAACTATTTAGAAATAATAAATAATTTTAATAGATAATATGTGGCCTAAGCTATCAAACATAGAAGCAAATATCGCTTACAAAATAAAGAATAGAAATAATGTAGCAGCTAGTACATTGAATTGCTGGGTGAGAGTTATTTCTGGAGCAAATGCTGGGCTTATATTTGAATCTCATCCCGATTATCCAATATTTTCATTAAATGGAGAAGCATCTGTTTATGGAAACTCAAATACAAGTGGAACTGTTGGAAGTGATTGGAATGGTAAAATAGTATCTACTAAAGCTGGTAGAGCATTAAGGCCAAGACCAATTATAACTGGTTTGACTGTTAAAGAAGGTCATGACCAAATATCAAGAGAGGTAAGTTTAAAAATAAAATGTTTTACATTAGAACAATTAGAATTGATTCAAGAATATTTTATGGAGCCTGGTTATACTCTTTGTATAGAATTTGGATGGAATACTCCAAATGCATCATGGGGTATCATTGATAGAAAAAAAATATTATCCGATGGTGTTACTTCTAATTTAAACCAAAATAAATTACATGAAAAACGAATTAAATCAAATGGTGATTATGATTCTTTTTTAGGATTTATAGTTGGCGGTAATATTAATAATGCAGATGAGACGTATGATGTAGAAGTATCTTTAAGAGGGTCTCCATCATTACCTACATTTATGCAATCGCATAATTTACCATTAAAACAAGATGGTAACGGAGATATTAACTTAGTAACAAATAATACAGGCCCATATCCATATCCATCAAGCGAAGCAGAAGATGAAGATGCAACCGCATTAGACCGTAGATTTAAAGCAATGTTCAATGATTTACCAACATTTAGACAAACCCAGAATGTAAAAGATATACTAACGGATGGTAAAGTAAAGATAACTGAGCTTGATTTTATAAATTTTGATAAAGTAGTTAGTAATTCGGTAAATTCATTTGCAAAACCAGCCTGGTACAAATTTTGGAAAAGTGATGAAGTTGATGTAAAATCCGTTGCCGGTGATATTCCATTAGAAAAGGATAAGCTATTTTCAACAAATAGATATATTAGACTTGAATTGGCTGTAGCAATATTAAATAGAATTGGAGTTATTGAAGCATACACAATGGGAAACGAAAGTATTGATTTAAGAATTGATATTTCAAATTCTGTTATTGGTGCATTTCCAAAAATATTTTCAACAAAAGCTGATAAACTTTTAATAGCAGGTAATTTACCTGAATTTAGTAAATATTTTTTAAATGTAAATGATGTAAGCCAACAAGAGTTATATGATAGTAACTTTATTGGACTTGGTGTCCCATTTGTTGAAAGTAGTGCATTAACTTCTGAAATTGTAAAAGGGTATAGTGAAGAGGCTGAACATTGGGGGTATTTAAAAAACTTATATGTAAATTTTGATATGTTCAAAAATAAAATTGAACAAAAAAATAAAAATATAAGAGAAATATTTTTAGATATTTTAAACGAAATGTCTTCTGCAGTTAATTCATATTGGAATTTTCAAATAGTAGAAATGCAAGATGAAAATGGAAATATAAGTAAAGAAATTGAAATAAACGCATTTTCAGTTCCTATGCTAAATCCTATGAATATAACAAATCCAATAAAAATAACTCAACTTGAAAGTACAAAAACTACTATACGATTGGGAGTTATTGATGAAAATTGGATAGGAAAACCATCAACAGCAGAACCAATTCGTACATTCTATCACAATGGTGCCAATTGTACATTTTTAGAATCAAATTTGGAATTGTCTATACCGGGTGAAATGACTAATCAAATTGTTTCTAGAAGATTAGATGTAGTAACAAATCCTGACACACCAATAACCGATGTTGGTGGATTTTTTAATGCAAGTGTAGATTTATTTTTAAAAGAAGTAGTAGCAGGTGGTAGTGACAGACCGGCAACTACCGAAAATGCAGCTAGTGCACCTCCTCCTGAAGAAGATAAAACACTAGAAGACTTAAAAAAAGCAAAGGAAGACTTAAAAATTACTACCAAAACTGAATCGTTTGGAGTGGGTTCTCCTGGAATAACAGCATATTATAATGAAGATGGAAGTACAGCATCAGCTGAATCTGTGGCTGCATACAAAGCAATAGAAAAGGAAATTAGCGCAAAGGTAAAAGAAACAGGAGAATTACAAAAAACAACTCTTACCAAAAATTTAGATAAACTTGATGTAGTACCAAATCCAAGCATAAATACACCATTAGCATTAACAGATGGTAGTATTACAGCTAAAGATGAATTTAATAAGAATTTTATAATATATTGTTTTAATGATACTTCATTTTTTGATAAAATAAAAAATAAAAATTTCTTTTTAAAAAAACCAACAGATAATTTAGTAAATGAAAACGGAGGAGTTGATAAGAGATTATCACAACCATTGCCAATAAAATATAGTTTTAAAATATTAGGAACAAGTGGATTGAGACGAGGTGATATGTTTAATATAATTGGAATACCTGCAAAATACGCAAAATATGGATTGTTTCAAATAACACAGGTAGAACACACTATTGAGAATATGAATTGGTTTACTGAAGTAAAAGGAGAATATAGACAAATACAATAATATGAGTATATATAATGTAATATATAATAGAATTAATAGAAGTAAAATAAATCAATTTGAAATTCCTACTATAACATCATATGTCCCATCTCCAATAGATACAGATTATACAACTGGATATATTACTAGATATTTTATACAAAAATCAAATGATAAAAATTCGGCTGTACGTGAGATATCAAAAACGGGATATCAAGAATTTATAAACAATAACTTTTATATTGTAGTTGCATTGGATTGGAAATTGTCTGGTACTGATGAAGAAATAAAAGAAGCAAATTTAAAATCGGTAAAAAGAGCAGCTAAGGTATTACCAGCGATTCAACTTTATTTACCATACCTTTTACAATTTAAAAAATAATTTGGTAATCTAAATTATTATTCGTATATTTACATATTATATGGGGATGCCATGGACTTGATTGCAATGAGAATGGTAGTACCACACGTAGACAGAAGTGCTAGATGTCTTTAAATCTGTACAAAACAATAACTGACGAAATGTCAACTATGACCTTTGATTCTATGATGGAATTCATTGGTGCATCTGAGTACGCATACGCTGCTTAGTTCATTCCGCATCACTCGTGGAACATTTAAATAGAAGTGAACAAAACGGAGCTCTACCTATCGGCTCTTAAAAACTGATAGGTTGGTGGAAAGCTGTACTAACCATACGGCCCCAATTATTTTGGAAAGTGAATAAGATTAAACTTTACCTAAACGTGTGATATGCTGGTATTATGATTACTTTGTAAGACAGGGGTTCGATTCCCCTCATCTCCACCAAAATCCCATTCTACATTAATTTGGTAGTTTGGGATTTTTTTTGTATCTTTGTATCCTATGATAATTGTTGAGTCTATTGATGAATTAAACGAATTGAGTGTAAAGCTGGAGACCGAAGCTTCCATTTGGTATCCTATGTGGGTAGATAATGATAATCACCCTAATAACACTCATATATCGTTTATATTCGTTAGAACCCAATCGGACAAGTATATACTACCACAACAACATACAGACGCTATATCACTCTCTAATGAGCAAATAGCTAGTGTGTTGAATACTGCCGGAGAAAAATGGGTATTCCAAAAGAAAAAGCTACTACAATCTTTTACGGATGTAAGGGAAGGCTTGAATGATGTTGACACTGCTTACTTCTTAAAGCATGGTAAAACAATAGACTATTCTCAACCAATACAAAACTTAGTGGCTCCCTTTATTCATAAGGGTTACAAAGAGAACATCATTCAATCCATTCCCATTCTCAAATTGTGTGAAGCAATTGAGAACGAATTTGGTAAATCCATCAATCAGAAATCTAAAACTTATAATTGGTATAATGATATATTCATACCAACCTTAGCCCGAATTGAACAAATGGGAATCCGTGTCGATGGGAAAAAATTTATTGATAGATGGCCTCAAGCTTCCAAACAGCTTTCACCCGATAACTTAGTGTTTACGGAGTACAATCCATTTACGGTGACAGGTAGACCATCCAATAGACATGGTGGTGTGAACTATGCCGCCCTCAATAAAACCGATGGTAGTAGAGAATGTTTTGTATCGGATGGGATATTCCTACAAATGGATTATAACGCATATCACCCTAGATTGATTGGTAAGTTGATTAAGTTCGATATGCCGGAAGGTAATGTGCATGAGTGGTTAGCTGAACAATATGGATGTGATGTGAATGAGGGAAAGGGAATTACGTTCCGTTTACTATATGGTGGTATTGATGATGACTTCAGACAAATTCCATATCTTAATGCGGTAGCTGATTACATTGATGAGTTATGGATTGAAACACAAAAGAACGGATACTTACAAACACCACATAGAGAAATCCCATTGAGCTGGATAGAACAACCTAACCCACAAAAAGTATTTAACTATCTACTTCAAGCGATAGAAACTGAAATGAATGTGGATAAGATGAAACGGGTATTGGATTATGTTGGAGGAAGCGGAATCAGCTTTTGCCTGTACACATATGATTCATTTCTTTTTGATGTTCCTACTGATGTTGATAAGGAATTGATTAAAGGATTGAAAGAAATCATTGAGGATGGTGGATTCCCGATAAAAGCAAGTTGGGGTTTGGATTACGGAAAACTATAAGAACCCATATTTATAGTATATACAAAAACATGCTATAATATGAAAAAAATCGTTATTCTTTTTAGTTTTTTAATCATTTCTTTGGTTTCCTTTGGACAGAATGTAAGAATTAAAAACGATGTGTTTGAGGTTTTATACTCACAATCGTTAGAACAACCCCTAATAATTAAATACCGTTCGATTAACCGTCCTACAAATGTGAATAGAGGTACAATGGATTTTTATAAAGAAGAAAATATCAAAACATCAGATGCGGATGATTACAAAGCAAACATATACGATAAAGGACATGGTGCACCAGCGGCAACATTTTCTGATAATATGGTAAATCTAAAACAAACATTTTCTTACCTAAATTGTATAATGCAGGACAAATATCTTAATAGAGGTGAATGGAGAATGTTGGAAGAACAAATTCGTAAATGGGATGATACCGAAAATATTACAGTACTAATAAAAACATTCTTTGATAAACCTGTAAAAAAAGTAGCAACTGGAGCAGCAATTCCATCCCACTTACAAAAACACATCTATTTTGAAAAACAAAAGAAATGGAAGTGTTATGTATTTCTAAATGAAAAACCTAAATTTTCTTGGGAAGAATTGGAAATGATATGTGAAGCAAAAGACCACAAATTTTAATGAATATGAATTTATCTGAATTAATAAACGAAATCCTTTTTGAATGGGCTTATAGAGTGGATGATGGACAACCTAATCCAAAAAATAAAAAGCATTTAGCCCAATTATCAATAGTGCTTTCCGAAATGGGATTGTCAAATATCAAAGATGAGTTATTTGAAAACATCACAGAAGCTGATAAGAAATTTGCAAATCCAATTCTTAATAAAGAAATTCCATATAAAGGAGCAGATGGTACATCTAAAACAGGTATTGTTGGTAACTTATTAAGATTACCAAAAGATAGTCCCGGTAGAGTAGCAGCTGAAAAACTAATGCCACCCGAAGGTTCTCCAGAAAGAGATTCGGCAATGCAAGATTTAGGAAGTGAGAAAGATGGTAAGAGTACAGGTGGTGATAAAGAGAAAGGTAAAGAGGGTGAGAAAGGTAAAGAGGGTGAAGGAGAAACGGGAGGTGGTGAAGAAGAAAAAGCAAAAGCTGCACAAGCTATGTTTGACCCAAAAGTAGACCCTGCTATGGGAGCTCGTTTAGATAGAGAGAAAGCGGCAAATGATAAATTAGCACAAAAAGATAAAGAAGATTCTGATGCAGAGAAATCAGCAGAAGTACCAAAAGAAGATGGTAAATTTAGTGAACCATCAAACCCACCACCTCAAAATGAAAAGGGTGTTGAGAAAGATGGTAAGGTAGATGGAACAACAATTGAAACCGAACCTGGACTGGATGATATTGATAGTAATCTATTAAAGCAAAGGGTTACTGAAATGGATAAGTATTGGGCGGACCATAAAGCTGATGTAAAAAAGGCTGAAGGTATTGCTAGAGAGAAAATGGGATATAGTGAGGAGCAAGCTAAAGGATTGAAGAAAGGTACTCCAGAAAAAGCAGCATATGATAAGGAAGTAAAAAAGAATCAACAACCAACATATAATTTATGTAAAGTATCAATTCCAAATTCAAACTTGTTTTGTAATGGAAACAAAAATATTCCAAGAGCAGAAATGCCACAATTCAAAGGTGAGCCTGTTGAAGGTTCTCAAGCATGGGATGTGTTACAAAAAGCAAAAGAAAAAGACCCAACTGCTACCGAAGCAGAGGGAGAACCATACTTTAGACAAATGTTGGCTGATAAAGGAATTAAAGTAACCGATGCAGAAGTTCCATCTGAAAATTTAAAGGCAACTCAAAATGAATTAGTTGGTGATAAAGTATTGGGTATGGAATCTGGAATAGCTGAAGCAATGGCAGATACTATGCCTGATGGCTCTCCTAAAACGGAAGAGCAAAAGGTTAAAGATGAAAAAACTAAAAAGAATTTACTTGCACCAATTTTTGTAAGTAACGATGGATATGTAGTTGATGGGCATCATAGATGGGCAGCAATTACAAGATATAATATGGAGCATCCTGATAAGCCAATACCATTGAAAGTAATGATTATTGACCAACCAATTGATGACGCTATAAAAACATCAAATGAATTCGCAAGTGAATTTGGTGTAGCAGCAAAAAGTGGTAAACAAGCAGGACCTGGAGCTGGGCCAAATGCAGAACCACCGGCAAACGAACCATCAAGACCAAACACAAACCCAACCGAAGATAAATCAACTATAAAAAGTATGAAGGGTGAATCAAAAACTATTAAAGGTAAGAAATCTGGCAAAGATATTCAAACAATTGAAATGGAAGGTGGTGGTATGGTTTATGGAACGCAGCATGACAATACGGCAATGGTTGATGATATAATAGATGATATTAAATCTAAGATACCACAAGAAAAATGGAAAGATATTGTATTTGTAGGTGAAGGTGGCGCAACTAATAAAGAAACAGGTGAATTAGAATTTAATCAAGAAATGAAATACGCAGCTCCAAAGTTTAAGGAGTTGGGTGCGGAAATAGATACATGGGATGGTGATGATTTAGATGTTCATAAACCGGAATCTAAATTGTATAAAAAACAAATGGAGAAAACTGGTCTTAATCAATCACAGATTAATGCAGGTAATTGGGCTAGTATGATTGGACAGGGTGAGTGGACTGATACTATGAAACCTAGCACATTCTTAGATGAAGGTGGTAAGCAATTCTTACAAGATGCAGCTAAAGAAGCCGGGTTCCCTCCGATAGAAAATTTGGATGAACCAACTGACCAAGATGTAGATACCCTTTATAGATTATCATTCCCTGCCGATATGGGCGATAAAGAAACTAAAATAAATGATATTCAAGTTGCATTCAATGAGACTAGAGATGAAAATCTTTTAGAGAAAACAAAAGAATTGCAAGCAAAAGGTAAAATACCAATTACTATTGCAGGTGAGGGGCATATTGATTTAGTTAATAACATGATGAAAAATGAAAATGTACACTATATGAATGAAGAAAATTTGCAATTAGCTCATGAGTTAATGTTAGAAATGATTTATGGGTTTATTGATGAAGCAACCACACCAACTGGTGATTGGAAATTGGCTGCAAGAAAAGGTGGCCCAGACGGTAAGATAGTATATTTTGGTAGTAAAGAGAAAAAGCAAGCTGCAATAAGTAGTGGTTCTCACGTTGATGTTGATAAAAAATTAAAAGCAAAACAAGGAGATACTACCAATACTAAAACCGATGAGCCAATAAAGGGAGCTGGCTTGTTTAAAGATAAGGATTCTAAAGCAAGAGTGGATAAAGAAAAAAATATTAATAAAGCAACAACATCACCTAATTTAGATAAGCTTAAAGCATCATCTTCATATCAAAGAGGAATGAAAGCATTAAATCCAGCTCAAAAGAAAATAGCAAATGCAATGATGGATGATATTAATTCATTTTACGCAGAAACTAATGAGAAGAAAAAAACAGCGTTAGCAACGGCATTGATTGAAAAATACAAATTATCAGGATCTAATAATAAACAAAAATTATATGTTGGTGTTTTTGATTTTAATCAAGAAGCTAAAAAAATGTTAGGTGTTGGTGGCGTTGCTTCTGTTATATTAAGTGATTTAGAAAAAGCATCTAATGTTAAATTAGGTGGTTCTGATGCAAGTGGAGCTAAAGTATCTGCATTGCTTGGTGATTCAGCTAAACCTGATTTAACTGATAAATCAAAAGCAAAAGATGATGCATTAGTAGCTGATATATTTAAAACAGAACCCTTATCTTATTTGGAAGGTAAATTTTATGAACTACATGGTCCATTGGGTACTGATGGTAAATTAATAGGTAGAGCTGGTGGTGAAAATGCAAAAGTATATTTTCAACATTCTGTAAGTAAAAATAAAGCATTAGACAAAACAATAGAACTTTTAAAAATATTAGAATCACAAGGAAAAGTAAAACCTGGTCTTAGAAAAGTGGTTGAGACTCATAAAGCGGAATTACAAAGAATAGCAAATGAGATGACAATTCCATCAAAAGAAGCATCAGCGGCAGTAGGTGCATCTTATTCTAAAGTAGCACAATCTTTAGTAGAAAATTCGGATAAGCAAGTTGCAAATTCAATTATGAAACAATGGGCAGAAATGGCATTGTATGATACGGAAACAGCAGCAGGTGATGAGTGTTACTTACCATCAGTTGGAAATTTCCCATCCGGTGATAAAATTAAAATAACTAGAAAAGGAACTAAAATAGAAAAGGTAGCATCTGTATCTGTAAAGTATGGTAGCACTGGTAAATATGGTAACTTTGGATTCCCTGGTGAATGTGCTCAATATCAAAACTATCACCCAAATCCTGAATATAGAGATAGAAATAATTCACATCCTGGTGTTAATGGATATTCATTAGGTATAAAGGATAATTTAATAGATGATAAAAAGCAGTTTATGAAAATGCTTAAAGAAAGTGGTATGGCTAAGCATTTAAAAAATCCAAAAGATATAGAAGCTTTTCATTCTTTAATGCAAAAAGCTAAATTAGCAATTGAAAAATTAAGACAAAAACATAAAGTAAATAGCTTTAAAGATTTAGTGCCACATTTAAAAGAAGTTAAAGCATTAAATGAAAAGTTTGCAAAAGATATGCAAAAGTTGTTTAATGTAAATTCATTTGTTAAAGAATATGGCAAAGATAATTCAGCAGCATTGTTAGGAGGTCCTATGAATTTAATGACAGGTATGTGTTTTGCGGCAACATTAAATACTTCAAACGGATTGAATTCAATAGAGCATAATCACCAATTAATTGATGATAAGGGGGTTTATCACTCATCTACCGATTCGGGTTCTCCTAATTTAAAATTATGGAAACTTTCATTCAGAGCATATGATGAGAGAGGGGGTGGTATGATTACTTCATATAATTCGGCTAGAAAAGATATGGAATAATTAACTGGTTTTTACCCTTCCTTTTGGTTTTTGATATTTATAGACAATAAAAGAAATAAGAGGAAGAATGAAGACACAGTTACTTTGTACATTTACAACAAAGGAGGAGTTACAAAACACTCTACAACAAATTAGAGAGACTTATCATATAGTCTACAATTATATCTATATACTACAAAACAAGTCCAATTTAGAGGAATTGTTTGTGACATATAACATAGATACGCAATTCCAACCGGAAACACCGCTGGAAAATACAATCTTAATACATAGAAAGAAAGAGTCTAACTCACTTTACACTATCAATGCTCTTAACGAATTAGTTAAAGAGGAGAATGGTGGGGTATTAGATACATCTTTTGTCATCAATTGGCAGAAGTTCAAAAATTCAATCATATTAACAAACGCCGAAGGAACTAAGAAAATTCAGACAAGAGTTTTTGAGGTAATTGATTTCGGACAAGGAAATAAAGAAGTTACGGAAGAACAATCTAAATAATTTTTATTATGTTATTAAAAAAAGGTGATAATAACGAAAACGTAAAGTTAATGCAACAAAAGCTGGGTATTGAACCGGCTGTAACTAACTTTGGACCAAAAACTGAAGCAGCTGTAAAAGAATGGCAGGCAAAGAATGGTTTAACTGCGGATGGTATTGTAGGACCATCAACTTGGGCAAAGATTATGGGAGAATCTGCAGCAGCTCCTACCCCAATCGTATCTACACCAATAGCATCAGTAGGTGGATTAAAATTAGAAAAACTAAAAGGACATATTCCTGATGCAGTTATCTCAATGATTCCTGCGGTAGCACAAAAGTTTCAAATTGATTCGGCATTAAGATTAGCACACTTCTTAGCACAATGTGGACATGAGAGTGGTGGATTCCGTTTGACAAAAGAAAATCTAAACTATTCAGCTAAAGGTTTAAATGGTATCTTTAAGAAATATTTTCCAACTTTAGAATCAGCTCTACCTTACGAAAGAAAGCCGGAGAAGATTGCAAATAAAGTATATGGTGGTAGAATGGGTAACGGACCTGAAGCAAGCGGTGATGGTGCAAAGTTTTGTGG